ATGATGCTAGGTGTTAAGAGGACGTCGGTACTCATGATTCAAGTTCCTTCTTAATGGCAGGGCGAGCCTTTCTGGATTTCGCTCTGCCTGGTTAGTGAGCGCGCCGCCTCGCGGCAGCACGTTGTTCCGCCATTTCCCGTTCTCGACGCTCCGCATATTCGGCCATCGTCTCTTCGTCCGGTGTCTTGCGTTCCGGGCTCGAGCGGCTGCGGACCGGGCGAACCGGGTCGGCGGCGTTGGAGGCTTTTGGCTTGCGCGCGATGCGGATATCAGCCTGGATCTCGCCGAGGCGCATCGCTGCATCGATCGGGTGCATGGTGTTGAGACTCGCAGCTTCGTCTGGGTGATCGGACAGGTAATACAGAAGGTGAGCGGCCAGGGGCGACTTCTCGACGGTGAAAAAAATGTCGTTCCGCAAGATCAGCTTTTCGTTGTTGGTGACCTTTGCGTCATAGTCGGGGTACTCGTCCTTGGTCTTGGCCACGTTGGCATTGAAATCCTCGTGCAGCTTCGTGACCGCCTTCAGTGCCGCTGCCTTTTGCTCGTCCTCGAGCTTCTTGGCATCGGCTTCTCGCCTGGTATTCGCTTGGGTTTCGGCCGCCTCGTTCGCTTTCCGGATCTCCTGGCGGGCAGCGTGCGCCGTGTAGGCCGCCTGGTACTCGTCTGGATCATCGAATGCGTCGCGAGTGGGCGCCGGGTCGTCCTCGACCTTGGGCACCACTGGCCTTTCTTCGGCGGCTTTCTTGGCCGCCTCGAGCTCGAGCTTCACGCGCTCGGCTTCGGCTTTGGCTTCAGCGGCTTCCTTCTTTGCCGCTGCGGCCTCATCCTCGGCTGTCTTGCGCGCCGCGGTGAGCTCGCCCATGCGCTTGCTGATACCCTTCTTGGCTGGGTGAGTCTCGTCGATCAATTCTTCCGGGTGTTCCTCAGCCTTCGCGGCTTCGGCTTTCTTGTCGGCGGCGGCTTTTTCAGCGGCAGCGGCTTCGTCGGCCTTTTTGGCCTCAGCGGCAGCGGCTTCTTCGGCGGTCGGTTCGACAACCACGGTTTGCTTGACCTGGGGTTTCTCGCCGCGCATTTCCGCCTCTCGGCGCGCGGCATACTCGGCCATCGTCTCCTCATGTTCGCCCTCGACTACCTGCGTCTCGGGTTTCTTGATGTCAACGGTAGCTTGTTTCTCGACTGTTACGGCTGAAGCGGTCATGGTGTCTCCACGGATTAGCCCGGTGAACCCACCGGTAGGGATGTGCCCGGCTGTGCCGCACCCGGTGACGGTGTTGCGTTCTGTCTCGAGGCCTGGTCAAAGGTCTTGACGGCCTTGGCGATCTCGGCGAGTTGGCGGCCGATCGTGCCGTGGATGCTGGCGCGGTCCTTGGCGTTGACCTCCTCGAGCTTGGCGCCGATCTTGAGCACCTCGGCTTCGAACTTCTTGCCGATCTGTTCGTAGATGACATCGCGGTCTTTCTGACGGTCCTGGAGCTCGCGGCCCATCAGCTGCATCTGCTGGCTCATGTCCTGGAGCTGCTTCTGTAGGGACTGGATCAGGGCCTGAACCTGCGGGCTCATGTCCTCGCGGTTCGGGGTGAGCAGGTTCGGCGGTATGGTCTTGGCGAGGCGCGTGGCGAATTCCTCGGCGCCCTCCCAGTCGCTATTCTTGGCGATGAGATCCGCGACGCTGGCGCCGATCGCCGGCATGGCTTTGACGAAGTCCATCTGGCTCTCGGTGGCCTCGATGCGTTTCGTGGCATAACTGGGCCCGATCGTGACCGTGACCTGGTAGCGGCCGACCTTCGGGTTGAACATCTTGATGAGCTCGTCCTTGTCCGATTCGGGGGTGCGGCCCATCACCTCGGCGTGCGCTGTCGTCATGGTCGGGTTGATCATCACCCGATCCTCGTCGCCGGCCTCATCCAGGATCGATACGATGCGCTTGGTGTCGTAGGTCGGCGGGATCAGGTCGACCAGGATCGTTCCGGTGTTCCGGAGCGCGCGGCCGAAGTTGTCGATGTAGTGGTAGGCGCCCAGGTTTGCGTTCCGAGTGAGCTCGCGGATCGCGCGTCCGGATTCATCCTGCATCTTCTCCGACATCGTGGCATCGAAGCGGATCCCGGTGACGGCCTTCAGGGCCTCGACGGTGCCCTGCTTGGCCGCCAGGATCGCCGCCGGCGGGCCCTGGAACGGTTGGCGCTGCGGCGGCGGCGCCTGCTTGCCGGCGATGTTGGTGGCCTTGTAGAGCAGATAGCTGAAGCTCTTCCTGTTCGCCATCTGCCACTTGTCTTCGTGACCCTCGACCTGACCCTCCTCCATGATCCAAGGGGCCTTGGGCTGCAGCGCGACGTTTTCGGTCTCCAGGGTCGAGTAGTAGTTGAGCATGCGCTGCGGGCCCTTGGCGTCCCGGACGATGCCCTTTTTCGTGACCTTGCCGTTGACGTTGATCGCGGTGCCGATGCACTCCACGATCGGGATGTAATGACCGTCGCACTTCTTCGGGCCCTCGATCACCTCGATCGCGGTGAGCTTGCACCACATCAGCTGCTTGCACTGAACGGTGCGGCGCGCGGTTACCTCGAGCTTCCCGGTCGCAATCCTGCGCTTGAGGAGATCGTCGAGCTCGTCTTCCCAGCCCTCGTGGCCATTGTCGAGGAGCACACGCTCGCGCTCGTCGTAGTCGAAGTAGTAATACTCGGCCACCCGGATCTCGTCATCGGTCAGCCAGTCTTTTTCCCCGTCGCCGATCCCGGTCTCGGCCCAGGGCGTGAGCTGCGCCTCTGGGTGCTCGCGCTTGAATTCGTCGCGCGGGACCATTTCGCTGATGAAGCCCCAGCCGGCATCGATACGAAAGAGCGTGCGCGCCGGATCCAGATAGACGTTCATCGGATTGGCGAGCGGCGCTACCACGATGACCTTGTTGCTTACCGTGGTCTCAGACTCGTACTCGGTGAGGATCCTCCAGTAACCCCAGCCGTTGTCGACGGCGCCGGCGAAGCCGGTGTCATAGGCCACATCGGCCGCGGAATCGCGCTCGATCGCCCGGATCATGCCGCGCAGGATCTTGGCGTCTTTCTTCGAGGCCTTGTCGCCCATCGGGCTGATCACGATGCTGGGGCGGTTCTGGCGCTGGTCGTTCTTGATCTGGTTGGCGAAGGTCGGGAGCCGGTTCTCGGTGATGCAGGGCCGCCCCTCGGCCGCGCGCGCCTGGGCGTCGGCCTGGTCCCATTGCTTGTTGTCGAGGAACTTCAGATCCTCGAGGCCTTCCTTGCGGTTGGTGGACTCTACCGATCGCGCCGCGGAGAAGCGCTTCTTGGCGGTGTCGAGAATCTTGGCGTGGTCGGCATCGTCCTTGTCTTCTTTCTCGGCCTGGCCGCGCAGGTCATTCTTCTGGGTCACCAGGTTCAGGGGCGCGGTCTTATTCATGCCGCTCGTCACCCGCGGCAGTTTCACCCCGCGCTCAGCGGAGAGCCTGGCTTGATCGGCTGCGTCTCGCGCTAGTGGCATAGTGCTCCGTCACATGGTGAGCTGGCGAAAAAATCCCCGCAACGCCCTATGGACGTGCGGGGATCTGAGGCAGCTAGCAGCTTCACCATGCAACGACTCCATCGGCCCATCATCGGGCACTAGGGGAAACCCTCGCCATCCCGGCGAGGCAGTTAATGCTAAATCATAATCTTAGCGGCCGCAACAAAGCCCTCTCGGCCGACCGTTGGCGACGAGCCTGTACTCTTCATCGTTGGCAGCCACGGCGGTCCAGGACGGCAACCAGTCGCTCGCGTCTGTGTTTTGCACGTAAACGCCATAGATCTGGTCCAGCAACGAAATAATCTTCGCCAGCTTCGCCGCGCTCGGGATTGCGTTGAGGGCAATAATCTCTTTGTACTGCCCGTTGAAATATCTGGCGTGAAAGGTATCTCCGCCGACTGCAAAGCCGGTAATGCTATTCACTGTTCCGCCAGTCGCAGTTACGGCTGTTCCATTATTCAGTTGAATGGATACATTGCCAGCGCTATCCTCTGCTGCCGATATGATGGAGTAGGTATTTAGTGTCGGGCTTATAAATGGGGCTGTTCCATCAACCAGTTCCACTTGCGGTGACGTGCCGGCATTTCTCTGCCGAATTACTGGGGTACCAAAGTTTAGATTCCCGAGTATTGGCATACTAGTAACCCACGTAATCTGCTTTCCAACAATGATCCAGAAGATCGGCAGATTCTGCGCGTAGGTTGCGGTCATCAGCATTCCAACACCATCGAACAGCAACTGCGGACTCCCCACGATCTGCGCAAGAAGCGTTCCGGTATTCGCCAGCGTCCACGTCTCGCCAGTAGTAGAAGATACTGCCGTTGCGCCGTTCGTCGTGGTCTCGGGCCAGTCGGAGGCGTTGAAATCTACGGCGAGTGCGCCAGCAATGCCGTTGTAGATTTGGGCACCGTAGATTTTGCCTGTGGCGTTGCTATTAGTTCCAACAAACTGCGATCCAACCTCTACTACTGCCGTACTCGCGAATATGGCTCCAGCAGTTCCGGCAACAGTGGTTCCAAGTTGCGTCCACGTAGCCCCGCTATCCGTGGAATAGTAGAAATTTACGTTTCCAGATGCGGAAGCCCTTGTGGCCCTAGCGATTACCCTTTGTCCTGCTGTTAGCGCATTAGCAACTGTGCTATAATCGGTTCGCAGCGTTGTGCCGTCAACAGACGAGATAAGCGAGAATAGGCCGGTTCCATTAACATAGAATGCGTAGGCTACTTGCGTTGTGACGGCGGTTCGTTTGGCAACAAGCACATTCGCTGCTTGCCAATTATTTAACGCAACATCAACGCGAAGGTCTATATCACCTGTTATCTGATTCGCTGCTGCGCTTGGGGTGCTGAGATAATTGCCACTCACCCCGAAGTTCGCTAGATACTTCTGCCCGCTGTACGGCAGGATGATCGGCTGGGCAGCACCGGAGGCTTGGGCTAGGCTGGGGGCGGCACCGATGGAGTTCAGCCATGCGCTCGCGTTCAGCGTGCCTACGTAGTTGCCGGGCTGGTAGTCGGCTACGGCGATCGGCAGCAGGATGTTGGTGAGCTGCTGGCGCGCCGTGTTTCCGCTGACCCATTTTGGCCAAGGGCGCCAGGTGGTGGAGATCGCGAGCTGTTCGGGTGGCGGCTGGGCCCGCTGCCCTGGCATCAGATCCGCGCTGCTCGAGGGCGCTATGACCTGGCTATATTGACCGATCTGGTGCCCATCCTGAGCCGCGTACGCATCGGCGAGCGCATGCGCCGGCGCAACGGCCGAGAGCGCCCAGATCAGGAGGTAGAGCAGGCGTCTCACATTCCGCTCCCGGGCGTCACGTAGACCGTGCTGCTACCCGCGCCGGCGCCGGTGATGCCGCAGAAATAAGCGTTTGGCACATCGGTAATGTTGATCTGTCCAGAGGGCACTACCGGATATGTCAGGGACGGCGGGACAATGCAGTTTGCCGTCGCGGTCGCTGATGTCGGCGCATGGCTGACGAAAACGGTGTAAGCGCCCGAATTGGTGATGATGTACTGCGTGAAAATGGAGTTGGTGCTGGTCACCTGCACCGGGGTGGGGATGCTGCCGCTGACGTTGGCGGTGAATGGTTGGGTAATGCCGGTAGCCTGGAAGGCGGTAGGTGGAGTCTGGGCAAAAGCCAGGGCCGGAAGGATCAGCAGCAGGCACAGCAAGCGCTTGAGGTTCATGGTTTCACTCCTTAGTTGGTACCTCGCCAGGCGGATCCCCCGCCTCGATGCTGGCCATAATACGCTCGACCGCGGCCAGGCGTCTATCCCGATAGCCTTTCCCCATTTCGATCACGATCCAGTGCTCTTGGTGGTGGTCGTCGAACCCGCTCACCCTAGAGACCTGGCAGTCCAGGTCCATGCTGTAGTAGGTCCGCTCGGACCAGGTGATCATCTTAGGCATCAGCGGCCTTTATCCAGCTGCTCCAGCAGGTCCCTCTTCACAACCTCAAGGGCGCCAAGCCGGTACAAAACATCGTCAGACGCAGACCCTAAACTCATCATTGTTCGATCTGCGCGCAGTCCAAACACGATCACCCAGACAAAACCCTCTTTCTTCGCCTCCTCCAGGGTATCGAGGACAGACTGCCTGCGCTTGGCCTCAGGTGTTTCGATCACCTTGATGTTGCTCATGGGTACACCTCCTCAGTCTGCCATGAAAGTCTGCCCGGCGCCGCGGCCGGCGCTGCCCTGCTTGGCCGGGATGATAGCGCTCGTGGTCCGGTGTCCGACCGCGAAGTACCGATAGGCGTCTGCGCCATGGCTTGACCAGTCGTGCGCTGGGTAGCTGCGGAACATCTTCAGCTTCGTGTCGTAGTCCTTGTGGTAACTCGCCAGGGCATTGAGGCCGCGGGCGCACTTCTCTTGGTCGAACCAGCACCGCGCCATGATCGCGCGCGCGGCGTTGATGCCATCGTCGACCGAGAGGTTGGGCACGATCTGGAATGCGATGCCCAGGCTCTTGGCCACCTCTATCCTGGACTTGGGCTCGCCCTCCTTGCCCGCCTGGGCCCACTCCCTCACCTCGAGGTCGTGCGGGCCGTGGTGCGCAGCGTAGACGTAGGGCTTCGCCTGCAACTCCTTGGCGAAGAAACTGAGCGACTCACCCGATGCCTCGATGTAATCGATCACGCGGATCTCGCGGCGCACCGATTGCGTGAACCAGATCGCCGTCGAATCTCCCACCCCGATGTCCCACCAGGTCTCGACCCCGATCGACTCGTCGTAAGGTATGTGACCGATGCGGCCCTCTTTCTGTGCCAGGGCGAGCTGCTTGCCGTAGTAGGCGCCCTCCATCACCCCTTCGAAACTACAGTAATACTCCTGCTGGATCATTTCCTCGGTGACGCCCTCGAGGCGCTCGGCCTGGATCTGCTCCTCGCTGATCACCGGCCGGCCGTCGTCTCGCTTGGTGTCGCGCACGGTGAGGGTGGAAACAAACCAGTTCGGATTGTTGACCGCCATCTGGTAGAGCTGGTAGGCGTGATTCTTTCCCCGAGGCGTGAAGTCGAAGGCGGCCCACCCACCATTTTCCAGCAAGATCGGCCGGATGAATTCCCAAGCCGAGGGGTCCTGCAGGCTGTACTCAGCGAAGACACACCCGATCGGATTGGTCGACATGATGAGGTTGATGTTGTCGGTCCCGATCAGCTGGAAGATCGAGCCGTTGTGGTACGTGATTTTGAGCTCGGTCGAGTTGCGGTCCTTCACCAGGGCATCCGGGAAGTGCGAGACGAACGGGAAACCCTCGGCATCCTTGCCGTCCCAGATCGCCTTCTTCGCCTGGGCATAGGTCGGGAAAAAGTAGAAGTAGGCGCCGACACGGTCCTGCATCGCCTTGGCGGTGTAGTTGATCAGCGTCTTCTCTTTTCCGGCCCGGCGGTGCCACCTGAGCATGGCGCGCTTGACGCCGGCATCGAGGGCGGCCAGGGGCGGGACCTGGTAGGCCCGCGGCGTAAAGTGGTGCGGAAGGGTAACCTCGATCGGGCCCGTTGCGATCATGCGGCCTTCTTTGGCTTGTGCATATCGGCGTAGTTGATCGAATTCACGATCACAGGCCTGGTCTGGTCATTGTCCTCGCGGTACAGGCCGTGGAACTTCATGGCCTTCTCGAGGGCGGCGTTCTTGTCCC